GAGAAGCTGCCGCCCCGAGTCGAATTGGCCCAAAATTGGCCCAAGACTGACGACAGGGCCTAAATACACCTCTGGAACCCCCGCAGGACAAGCACTTGATTTCTACCGCTAACATCACCATGCAGTTTTTTGGTGGTGTTTGGCGGTGGCAAAGGGTTGAATTCATTGGGTCAAATACCCCTCACCCCCCCCTCATTTCCCCATCAGTGGTATCAAAATTGGTATCGCCGCTCACTGTCCGCTGAGCGAAAATAGCTGCCTACCTTGAGTGCAGCTTTCATTGCATTCCATATGGTAGCCTAATGCCTTCTTATTCCGATGGAACGAGCGGGCGGAGCCATGGATTACCTTTCTAGAATCTGTTTCAACCAAAGTGGCTGGACTCGCCCAGACGGCAGCGCCGTAGGAATGGAGATCAACACCTTCTACGCTGAACACGGTCACGGTCACGAAGAGTGGTTATTCCGCAGCGAATGGCAGATAGACGGTTGGCAGTACGGGTTCCTTCAGGGCGTCAATAACAGCCGCGCACGCTTCGAGGGCAGTGATGAGCTGAACGACGTGACTCTGTTTACCTTTACCCCAGAAGGTCGCCGCTATGTGGCAGTGATTCGGGACCTTGAGTGCTTGAGCCTTCAACAATCCGAGGCAGTGTTCGTTGAGTTTGAGGAAAGGGGGTGGATCGCGCAAATGCAACAGGAAGTCGAGGAAGCGGGCGGCGTAAATGCGGGGATCGCATCCTATGAATGGCTAAATGTTCGCTTCCGTCTTGCCCAGGTGGAATGGTTCCCACCACAAAGCTTCGCGAGCGCTGACGACTACATTCACAATCTCAAACGCTACCAGATGAACACGGTCCCAACAAACATTGTTGTTCCCGACCCAGGACGCCAACTCTCCAAGAGAAAACCCAGCGCGGGAGACCTAAATACTCAGAGCTACCACCGCGGCGGCTCAGAGGGTAGAGAATGCACACCTGAACACAAGATGATGCAAAACCTACTGGCCAGTCAGCTTAGACGGGAGTTTCCGCTAGGTGAGGTTCTGGTTGAGTCAAATTTCATAGACGTCATGTTATTAACCGACGAGGAACGAGTCCTATATGAGATTAAGTCAGACCTCTCAGCGCGGGCAGTCATGCGATTAGCAATTGGGCAATTGCTAGAATACGCCTTCCGGGCTCCGGTCGAAGACAAACGGGCCTTGAGGTTGGTCATTGTAGGTAGGATTGCGCTTAATGAAGTGGATCGGGCCTATCTCAATTACCTGCGTACTCGCTTCGAATTGCCGTTGGAGTATCGGGTGGTGAAACTTCTCTGACACACTGGCAAAACGCTGTGACCGCTCACCTATTTCTCTTGGATCGGTTTCTCAGCATCGGTTTTCAAGACCGTAGTAGAAACTCCCAATCCATGCGGCGCCAGCACCGAAATCCATTCCAAAACAATCACGAAACGGCACAGCTACAGGCCGCATACTGCAAGGGTCGCCGATTCAGTTTTGGAATCGATTTTCACCCCTCATCCGGCGTTCTGCCGACAGCTAGCCTACCCTCCGAAGGCGGCTCACTCCCTACTCCCTTGATTACCTCGATACCCCATTCCGGAAGTGGGTCGTGGTAACCGAAAAGACCATAGGCGAACATGTCTTCGTGCTCGTTCAACCCATAGAGCCGGGCTGCCTCGGCAAATTCAAGCATCTCGCACAGCTGGTCGGCGTCCACCTCCCCGCGCCGGTGGCCGGCCATGGCCATCTCGGCCAAGACGGCGGCCCGGCTATCTGGATCGGTGGCCAAGGCGCATTGGTCGTTCAGCTCGTCCAGCCAGGCGCGCGGTAGTCGACTCATCATTCTGCCTTGCACCACCACGACTGCGCGTACATCAAGCCGTCGATTTCTTCCACCCCATTGATGTTCATGCCGAGCTGGGCCATTCCATTGACCTTGGCGTCGTGCAGCCGAGGGATGACATCAGGCCCAGGCGTCGGATTAAACACCCAGGCCTGGGTCGACACTCGGCCCAGCGGCTCACTGTGGTGGTCGATTATGTGGACGTCTGCCCGCAACGGCGGAACCTTCCTGAGCTGATCGGCTGGTATGGCGACGCCATTCACGCGGCGGCGAACGAGGAGGAAGTACATGCTGCACTAGGCTCTGTATATATACACAGTATTTCAACATCAGGCAAAGCAACCGCGCCAGTACCGCTCGGTGGACTATGCTTGGTTGCTCAGGCAGGAAGGCGACGCATGCGGCCCAATTAGTGAACCGGGCCAGCAGGGCCGCCTAACGCTTTGAGCTGGTAGTCGGTGACCGCCTGGAACTGCGACTCAGCGATCAGGCGCAACCGCTCGACTTCATCGGCTGGCCTGCCGGCTCCCTGAGCCTCGTGATAACGCCTCATGGCGTCCACGGCGTCGGTGTACATGGGATGGTCAGGGTAAAGGATCGGCGGCATGCACTTCATCGGAGTTCCATCCTGAGGAGGCCATCACTGAATGGTAGCCGGTGCCCGTCCTGCTTGGATCAACTGGTAGTCGATAACCGCTTGGTATAGCGAATCCGCCAATAGGCGTAGGCGCTCGACCTCTTCAGGCGGCACTCCACGGTCCTGGGCTTGGTGATACTCACGCATGGCATCGATGGCCTGCTGAATCAGCGGCTCGCCGGCCTCGACCATTCCGATAAACGTGCGCTTGTCCATTACAGAACTCTTCTGAATGCAGAGTAAGATTGGCCTGCAATTCCAGACAACAACAAAATTTTGATTGGCATGTGCCGCAAGCAAATAGCTACAGACAATCCAAATATCACTACGACCAACTCCAACCGCCACCACTACCCCAGGTATCACGCCCCCACACCGGCAACACCTTTGAAACTCTTACCTCATATGAATACAACCTACCCCATGATGGACAATAATCAAATTCTTTATTCCAAGCCTCCAGAAATCGAACACACCACGCGCCATATGAGGATATCGCCCATCTTAAGCAAGCTGTTAAATGCCTAAAACCAACCTTTGATTGAGCGCCTGGCCTGAATTTCCATATTATATCACCATAAAGGCTAAGCTCCCCTTGAAATGAGAACTCACCATTGTTGTGAACTTGAGCATTGCGTATATCTATAAGCCTCTTCCATACGGACTCGTCCGCTCTGCTTATCCACCCAATGCTTGCGCTTTTTTCAACAAGATTGAAAAGCGTCTTTGGCGGCGCGCCAAGTAGATTAGGAAGCATGCTTGAGGCCTTTCTAGAGCAAGACTCTAGGCTAGACATGACTCCTACAAAACATGAGCTAAGGACATCGATCACCCGCTGAGACTGCTCATGATTAAAGGAAATATTATCCTCTAAACTGCCATTGGCTGGCTTATCGAACACTTGCGAATAGTACTCCATTAACTCCAGAGCCAAAACTATCCTATTGGACGCCATATTTAGACCAGCAATCGGCATATGGCTAGTAGGAAGGTTATACCTAGCCACAATGTTATCGTTCAATCCATCTGCTAAAGCCTTTATCTCAAAGATGTGATCCATTAAGGCGCGCATTTAAATTCAATTCCCCTGGTTACCGCTCACAATCATATTGTAGAGGGTAGAACAGGCTTCACCAGCTATTCTACTTCGCCCAAGCGCTGCCGCGAGGTCTCCCGCCATTCGGTCAGCTTCCTCAAGCAATCCCCCAAGCACCACGACGGCAGAGGTTCCTGCCTGGCGCTGCTGGGTAGCGATGGCACCGCAGGTTGCTGCTCGGCCGGCGCGCAGTCGATCGATTTCACCCCGCAGCCCGCCAGCAGCAGACTCAGCAGCAGCGGCGCGGCCTTGGGCCAGTTCCAGTTTCTGTCGTGCACTCTCACCCTCCTCGTCCGCCACTGCTTGGCGGCGTTGTTCCTCGGTCCTGGCCTGGGCGGCGGCGCTCCGGTCGCGCTCGGACACCTCAAGGCGGTAATCGGATAGCTCCGACCTTGCAGCCGATGCCTCAATTTTTCCTGCTCCCACGCGAATTTCCTGGCCTCCAGCCACCAGCACCAGCGCTATCAACCACCAGCACCAGGCCGGTACCGCGCCGAGCCAAGTCACGCTACCGCCCGCCGCACGCCTTCATTGATGATGGCGTCGGGATATGGATTGCCGCCGTTCTCGTGGATGATGATGCCGAGCACCATCCCGCGCAGCGTGGCCGGGTCTTTGATGTTGATCGGGTCCGTGGCCCGGACGCCCAGGCGCTTTGCAACTGCAGCAGCGTAGGCCTGGGTGTCGTTCTCGTTGCTCGGAGCCCAGCGGTTGATTGTTTCGAGCACAGTATCAATGCCCTTCCCACCTACTCCGGGCATGCCGTCCTTGCCCCGGTAGTTGATGAGCAGCTTGCCCAGGGCGCGAATGCCGTTCTCCGGATGGTCGAAGCGGGCGAAGCGCGGCTTTGCCACGCCTTCTTCCAGGCCGAGCTGTCCCTGCCAGGCGTTGCGTGGGTTGAAATCGATGTTACCGGGGTTCTTGTTCCGGACGCCGCGAGGTGTGGTCATAGGTTTTCTCCAGGCACAAAAAAGCCCACAAAAGCGGGCGAAAGGGTAATATTCGCGGCTTACTCAGCAGCGAGATGAAAGGGAATTCAGAAATGCAAGGCAAACACTTGGCCTATCGTCCGGACATAGACGGGCTCAGGGCTCTGGCCGTACTGGCCGTGACAATTTTCCACTTCAACAAGCAATGGCTACCTGGCGGCTTCGTCGGAGTTGACGTTTTTTTCGTCATATCGGGCTACCTGATCACGGGAATCATCTACGGAAAAGGCTCTGACTTTTCCTTTGGTGACTTTTACGGTCGTCGAGTCCGCCGGATTCTTCCTGCCGCGACATTTGTGACCATAGTCACTTTGCTTGCTGGGTCATTCTTACTCTTGCCAGCAGACGTGAAGACCCTTTCGCAGTCGGCAATCGGTGCCACTCTTTCTGCAGCAAACATCTACTTCTGGCTTTTCCTAGATACAAGTTACTTCGCCGCTTCGTCAGATACCGTGCCGCTGCTGCATATGTGGTCGCTAGGCGTCGAAGAGCAGTTCTATATGATCTGGCCGGCACTCATGATCATCGCCATGAAACTCGGCGGTAAACGCCTGCTTGTAGCTACCGGCGTAGTCCTGGCCATCGCATCGTTCGCTGTGAGCGAATACTTCCTTGCGCGTGACCCTTCCTTTGCTTACTACATGTTGCCATCCAGGGCTGGCGAACTGCTGGTAGGCGCCCTACTTTTCCTATGGCAAGACTCCCGCCGTATTACGGCTGCGATTGCAAATATCGCTGGCGTCGTTGGTCTAGCCATGGTTGCAGGCGCAGTGGTGCTGCTCGACGAGAAAAATGGCTTCCCTGGGATACGATCGGTTATCCCTTCTGTAGGCGCAGCGCTACTGATTCTGGCGGGCACAAATCAAGCCAGTCCTCTTTCCAAAATTCTCGGCAACTCGGTAGCTCGGTACATCGGGCTACGGTCCTTCTCGCTCTACCTGTGGCACTGGCCAGTGCTTGCCTTCTACCGCTACGCTTACGGCGAACCAACTTTGGCTGGCGGGATAGCGTGCGCAGCACTGATGGTGGCGCTGACCCAGATCTCGTATCACCTAGTCGAAACCCCGTTCAGGTCGAAAAGCCCTATGTGGCTTTTCACTAAGGCAGGGCCCATCGTTGCGACAAGTGCTGGAATAATAGTCGCTGGGTATGTCCTGAACAATAACAAGGGCTATTGGCCAACAACTTCTGGCGATCAGTACAAAAGGTTAATTTCTCAGCACGACTACAACACCAAACCGGCGAGCCGCTTCCCGTTCAATTGCCAGATGACGAAATACGATCCAATTAACTGGACTGAGGATCAGTGCGTAAACGGCGACAGATCAGTACCTCCCGAAACTCTTCTTTGGGGTGACTCGAATGCGGCGCACTACGTAGGATATCTGAAAGCTATCGGAGAAAGCAGACACTTCTCAATCCGTAATATTTCGCATTCTTCTTGCCCACCGATTAGGGATACGAAAGGAATTCTTGGGCCAAACCGCGAAAAGTCCTGCAATGAATTCAACGTTCGAGCTTTTGCTGAGTCGAAGAAGTATAGAACTGTGATAATCGGTGCGTCATGGGAATCCTATGCAGCGAGAGGCGGAAAGGAAAGGTTTGCTGAAACCATTGCCGAATTGGCCGGTTATCACAATCAGGTAATCATCGCCCTCAACGTTCCTCTATTCGAAGGGCTCGACCGCATGTGTACTGCGAAATCCATTCGCATTCCTGGAATGGACTGCCCATCGACAGCGATCGTCCCCGACCAGGGCGACAGCGAAGTAAATATGTACCTAAAGAAAATCGCCGCACAGTACCCGAATGTCGCAACTTTTGATGTGCGCCCACAAATTTGCAAGGACGGCACCTGCTCGGCATATGACAAAGGCACCCTCCTCTACTTCGATCACGCCCACATCAGTATGATAGGGTCTGAGATTATAGGTCGTTCAGTATTGGAGAACGATCAAGTACCACAACCCATCGCTGCTCTCGGGCAGTCGGCTAGATCGGTAGGCCAACACGTTGCCGATTAATCATATGGTCTGCTGATCCTGAATTAACATTGGGCCCGCCAATAAAGCGGGCTCAATAGTTATAGGTCATTTCACTTCAAGATTACCGAAAGCATATCCCGTGGACGAAACGTCCAGCCCTCTCGCCCCAATCACACTTTCACCGATCGTTTGACCAGCGATTGAAGGAACCGGACTCACCCGCCCGGCACCGGCTGCATTCAGGGCCCATGCCATCCATTTCTTTCCGCCCTTGCTGTACTGGAAGGCACAATTCACGTCACCCTGGACGATATCGATGGGAGCTACCGCATAGCCGCCACGCCATTTGTATCCCTGACCCGCCAGGAAGGTCGTGTGAACGCCGGAGATAGCCGCCTGATAGAACTTCCAGCTATTGGAGTTCCGACGGGCGAAAGGCAAGGTTGCCGACACATAGCGTCCATCCCCGGCCTCATAGGTTCGATCCATCCAGCTAGCACAGAATCCCCGGGTCGGGTGGAAGCAGACCGCAGCGAACACGTCCGGTGCTGCGCTCTTCGGCTGGGCACTTACCGAGGCCTCGTCGCTCGCAATCAAAGGGCCGCGGTTATCACCGATATAGTGCACCCACTCAGGAAACGCAGAGTACACGCCCATCTGCGGGCCGTTGTCGATTTGAACGACCACATCCTCTAGCGCCTCGAACTCGTAGAGAACCTCCCAAGATCCCGGCTTTACATGTACGACAAAGTGCTGAACGCCAACGTAGCGCTCAAGCGTCAAGGTGTTGTAAGCAAGAAGCTCGACCTGCCAGGAGAACGTGGCGGTATCAGCCGGCCCAGAATAGGTTTGATCGACGGCCATTTCCTGGCCGTTGATGGAACACCTCAGGTTCACCATCCGTGCGGTAGGCTTTGTCAGTTCAACCTCGTTCCAGTGGCCGCCGCCCGTGTACTGCGTGGCTCCACCGTCCCCATTGTTGATCGCGCGCACTACCATCGGTGGAAGCCAGTCGGTACTCCAGCCCCCAAGGTCTTCCCATGCTGCCGATTCAACGGTCGTTAGCGGCGCGATGCGCCAGCCCTTGAAGTTGAAAAGCTGGTTGATTTGGTTGGGACCGAACTTCTGCATGAACATCTGACCGGCGCCGTGCGACCAAATGAAGTCGAAGTTATTGCCGGCGGTCTCGCCCTCCACCCACATCCGGCCGGCTTGCAGCTGCTTCGACGTAGCCGATGCGTTCGCGTAGGTGTACCGCGATGGATCGACAATCCAGCTTCTTGCGCTCGCACCCATACTGTTTGCGTTGATCGCAACACCAAGAGCCGGCAATGCTGCGGCGTCGATGGTCAGCTTGAACTTGATACCGGGACGACTCTTCGGCGTGATAATGAGCGTTTGGACGCCACCGTTACGGTCAATATCAGGTGCAGGATCGCTGTAGTTGTGGATCACCACATTGTCAGTTACGGCGCCATAGTCATCCCGGTCAGACTCTTGGAAAATCCAGCCGTAGGTGTAATCGCCGAACAAGGGCGCGCCGTTCTTTTGAAACGCAACCTTGTAATATTTGGTCGGGTCCGCACCTGAAACCTCACAGTTCAACAGGAAACTGTTAAGCACTGTGTTTATTGGCGAAGTCACACCGCCTTGCGCCATTGGCCGAAGGGGATAGTTTTTCCCCTTGTTGATGGTCAGCGCATCGTCCTTCAGATACGGCGCTTCCACGTAGCACGATGGATCGACAATCCAGCTCCGACCAGGCGTACCCGAACTATTGGAGTCAACTGGCACGCCTGCAGATGGCAGGGCTGCGGCGTCGAGCGTAATTTGGAACCGCATCTCCTGCCGGAGGGCCGGCCTCACCGTGATGGTCTGGATGCCCCCGGTTCGGTTGATGTCCGGAGCCGGATCAGAGTAGGTATGAATCATCGTCACGGTGCCGGTCGCTGCATACGTCGAGGCGTCCGCTTCGTACAGAATCCAGCCAAACTCGTAGCTTCCGGCGAGACCTGGCGCGCCGTTTTTTTGCAGGCTGATCAGGTAGTACTTGCCCGCGAGAGCACCGAGCACTTCGCATTTCAACAACAGCCGATTCATGACCGTGTTGGCGATGGATGTCACCCCGCCACGGCTCATCGAGCGGAGCGGCAAGCTCTTGCCAATATTTAGCGTCAGCGCGTCATCTTTAACGATTGGAGGGGCTGAGTACCTCGATGGATCAACGATCCAGCTTCGACCGGCAGCGCCCGTACTGTTCGAGTCAATAGCCGTTCCTGCCGCAGGAAGCGCCGCGGCATCCAGGGTGATCTTGAACCTGATATCTGGACGGAGCTGGGGGGTTACCGTGATCGTCTGGACCCCACCAGTCCGGCTAATGTCGGGGGCAGGATCGACCAACGAGTGAATTTGCGTAAATGCTCCGGTCGTCGCGTAGGTGGCAGCATCCGCTTCGAGCAGGATCCAGCCAAACTCATAAGCGCCCACAAGCCCGGTAGCACCGTTCTTTTGCAGCGAGATCAGGTAGTACTTACCTGGCTCGGCGCCAATGATCTCGCAGTTCAGCAGGACGCGATTCATCACTGCGTTTGCCGGTGAGGTGACGCCGCCCCGGTTCATTTGGCGGAGCGGGTACGCCTTGCCCCGGTTGATGGTCAGGGCATCGGCCAGCCAGGACAGAAGGGACGAAATCTCAACCGCAACACCGGCGTCGTTCCGATAGCGGGTCTCGAACACGTCACCAGTGCCTGGGACCGTGAAGAATCGGTTGTTCGTACCGGTTCCATTGGTCTTAGTTAGGCCCTCGGCAACAGTGGTGTAGGTGCCAATGCTCGCGAGAAATTCTGCGTAGATCTTTTTTAGGGTGGGCTTGGTGATGCCGTTGATGGTGACGAAGTCAGCATCAGACAGGAACAGCGCGTTGGCAGTAGTCACCAGCCCATGGAACAGCTGATTGTCGGTAGCTACGCTCATAGAAACTCCAGGCGAAAAAAAACCCGCATGAGCGGGCGAGCATTCAATTGATCTGGGCTCCAGGCCAAGACTTGGTGTACCAACGCATAAGCTCGGCAGTTAGAGCTGCGTTCATGACCGGCAAAGGCATCCCGAGGAGCAACTCTGCGAAAGCAGCCTCATCGACAATGGGCAACTCAAACAGCTCCAAGGAGGCCGTGTATCGCCACAGATCGTCACTGACAAACTCTGGGCCTTCGTAAATATCGGTGAATCTGGAGCGGGTCGGCCTAAGCCCTAAAGGTGTTCTGATGGGACAAAGAAACCAGTCTGCCCAGCCGATCTCCCATTTACACCACCCCTCAAACAACTTGGCTTCTTCGGTCGACAAGATCCAACTTACTCGCAGGATGGTTGGAACGCTGCCAAACCGGCGACGCTGCATTGCCCTGCCACTCGCCATCGTTGTTCGAACTATTGGGCTGACTGGCTTGAAGCCGTAGCCGTCAGCAACTGGCAACGGAAGACCATCAGGAAGTAACAGCATCCTCAAGCATCCTCGGGAGCAAAATTGTCATCGTCGGCGTAGACGCGAACGTCGTAGTTGATGGCCTCCATTTCCGCCGAGTAATCACCTGGCTCTATTGAGGTCACCAGAACCGGGTAGCACCACCGTGTCGAAATCCCGAACAGCAGGTGAGGTGGCTCAATCTGCTGGGAAAGATCCGGCAAAAAGTCGATAGATTGGATCGCGATGCGGTAGTCATCTATTCGATACGCAGCCCACGGACCGCTGATCGAACCGTCTGGCCGGCGCACTGCTAGAACATGTGTCTGCCCTTCGCTCCAAACAAAAGCCTCGCTGCTTTCGATCACTACCGGCCCCTCTCCTACGGAGAAGTCCGTCATGATTGATGACTGCGCATAGCCAGGAATGTCATCGGCCACCGCGTCATAGTTGAGATAACCGCTGTTCAGCGCGGAGAGCTCAGTACCCCAGCTATAGCTTTTGTTCTGATAGACCTGGGCCCGACGCTGACGCATGCCGTAGCGCCAAGCACGGTCACGATCTGTGACCCCATCGAGTGTGATTTCCTTGACCGTCTGAAAGGCGTCACCTGGAAGCCTGCACTTCACCGTTTCTTCAGCCCAGGTCCTCTGGTCCCGGTACTTGATGGAAACACCGTCAAAATCGTCAGGCGCAGGCAGGGTAAACGAGCGCTTGAGCGATTCAACAATGTTCTGCGGCGTGTACATGTTTTTGATCTGACTGCGCGGCTCATCACGCACCGGCGTGATCCGGCCTCTCTCAAGGGTGAACTCTGCAAACCCTGCCTTGAGAGCCTCGTTGAGCGCTTCCTTGACCGTGCCAGCCTCTTCCACGGAAAAATCGAAGTAGTCCCCTCGGCTTTGCCAAATGGCGCCATACCGCACAAACTCTTCGATATCTACATCATCGTCTGTCGCTCCTACCGACTTCGAAATATACGACGCCCAGGGCGCGATATCGCGCGTTGCCGTTGGTTCGGACCAGGCACCATTCACCAAGACAGGCAGCTTTCTGGTGGCAATCAGTGATACCTGGCTTTCGGACTGTGCCGACAGTTTGGTACCGCCGCGCGCATACACAGCTATTGTGGTCACCCCCTCATACCGCAGAGGGGCCTTATCAATCCGCGCCCTGAGGCCATACCACTGCACACGATCTTGCTGGTTGCTGTCCGACGACTCCTCTCCGATTCGACGAATCCTCATCTCCCCCCTCATGTAGGTGGGGAAGTTGATTGCCCGGGTGAAAGCGATCTGATCTCGACGAGCCGCTTTGAACGTCCAAAAAACGCTTGTCCACTCACCGGCGGTGCTGATGTCGCGGTACTGGGCCTCGACCTTGACGGTTACCTCAACCTGTCGGCCCTTTTTCGAGTAGGCAATCAATCCACCGGGAAAGAAGAAGTCGACCTCAACGCGACGCACAACCTCATTCTCCGGGCAGACTGCGAACGAACCAGCCCAGTCGCCTTCCATCGTTGACGCATCCAGAACAACCGAAACATCGCCGGTCTGCATGGCGTCGAAACCCAACCAGTCATCGTCCACCGCGCCTGTATCAGTCAGTCGAACGACCGTAATTGCCGATGGCCCATGGCTCTCGTCCTCCGGTGTGGCGTCATCATCATCCACCGAGTCATCGGAGACTTCGGTTATCCGGTACCGCAGCCCTCTGTACCCAATTGTTGCCAACAGAGACCCAGGCTGCAGCCCCACCACCGGAGCGCCACCGTCGTAAGCCATGGTCATGCGGGCGTACCGCCCCTCCGTCGCAGCCTCTGTTTTCACGCCCGTGACAAACGCCGGGCTTGACCCGAGGATGTCACTCACAGACCCGGTGATCGATAACGGCGAACCTGTGAACGGCGCGACCTGCTCAGCGATTCTCAGCCTCCCGGAGGAAGAAGTGGCCACCAGCGCCGTACCGGCCAAGGACGAGTTCACTGCCGAAACTAGGCCAGCCAGGTTTGTAACGTTGGTACTCAGCGATACCGGGAAGCTGCTCGATCCTCGAGAAACTGTGAAGTTCAGAGGAACCGCATCGAAGTTGAATCGCGCCGGGGCTGCGCCTCCCGTAACCATGGACGCGCTACCAGGAACTGCCGGGGTGCCGGACACCTCCGCCGTATAGCTCGCAACAACATAGTTGCCAGCATTGGCGCCGGAGATCTCGATCCGCATGCCAGCGAATGCTTGAAGCATGGGGAGATATGGGCCGCTTACGATGGTCGCGCTTCCATCAATCGGGGCCGTGAAGGTGTAAGGGTATGGCAACTCAACGCGTGCGATCATGCCGCTGTCCCAGCCAAACGGGAACCAGCCCGCTCCCTCTGGAACGCTCAGCACCAAATCGGCCGCCAGCAGAGCGTTCCCGCCGAACTGCTGTGCTACCTGGGTAGTATTGGTGAGCGTAAGCCCACCAGATCCTGTATTGGTCGCGCCTACTTCGGTGGAGTTATGCCACCACAGCCGGGCCGTCTCATCGATCAGCGACTCACCTGGACCGTATACCTTGTACCGCGCAGTACTGCCGAGCGAAGAGAGCATCGTGTCGCCGATCTTCACATCGGTAGGCTTGATCTCGAACTCGCCAACGCCAACGCAAAGCAAGAGCTCAACCCACTGCTCAGTTTCGTTGACGAAGTAATGTCGAGGCGGCACCAAGTAGTCCGGGAAGATCCGCGTCCTACCTGCAACCTCGCGAATTACGTCACCAACCTTGACCTGATTGCCCGTGGTCTTGGCCAGGTTCAGGTTTTGCCCTGACCGCCCCTGATTCCGTGGAGTGGACAGCGGCCTCTGGGTCATCATCACCACGCCGACCGCGACCACCGCAGCAACCACTGCCCACAGCGCTACCTCCAGTCCGGAACCTTTCGGCTCTGGATAGATGCGTACGGTGTCCTGGGGCGAAAAGTCAGTTTTCGCCCAACGCTCAGGATTGATGAACACACCGTTCAGCTCGACACTGATAGGCGGAGACTGACGCGGCGTGTAGCCTGAGACGTTATGAGACAGCCACCCCTCAATGGTCATAACCTGATCGGTCTTGTGGCGCTCCAGTGGAGATCCCTCAAGCTTGCTCGGGTAGAATTCGATCACGGTGGTAACTCACTTTCAGATACTGATCTTGAAAACGCCGAAGCGGTTTGATGGTCACCCCGCTGGGCTTCATCTCCAGGCCGTGCAACCGACCTTCCACCTCAACGATCAACGCAACATGGATGCAGATGTCGCCCCTCCAGACGCAGGCAATAGCACCCACCTCTGGCTCGCAGCGCTCCATGGCCGATGCCTCAAGGTTTGCGGCCCGAGTGAATTCTTTGGGCATGGTATTTCGCACGTATCCCCAACTTGGAAGCAGGGGCAGGCCATATACCTGGTGTCGCACCAGCCTGGTCATCCCCCAGCAATCGAAGCGCGCAGGGCCACGCCCGCCATCTTCGTAGGTGGCGGTCAGGTATTGATCAAACATCAGGTGTACCTAAGGCAGGGAACGAAATCTAAGGTGTACTTGCGTCTTGGCCAGGCAAGGTTGATGAAGTCAACGTAGCCAGCCTGCAACTGCACGCTGGCCCCTTCCATGAATCCGCTTAGCACGTTCATGCGGTATGGCTTTTCCGCCGGAGCGGAGATGTCAGAAGACAGGTAAGTGCGGAAGATCATGGTGATCTTCTCCCTGGCATCCAGCGCCTGATCGATTAGTTGCTGAGCCACGCCAGTCACGTTGTCGATAGCGAAGGTCAGCGATTGGTTACCGCTGTTATCGCGTTTGGGCAGCGCGGCATCGAAGGCGGTCGCAGTGAACGTCGCTAAAACGCCCTCCTCGGTCGTGGCCACTAGATCCTCAAACGCCGAGCAGATGTACACGGGACCAGGCCAGGAGGCACAGCGAAGCTCAATGGTTGGAATGATCCACGCCTTGCCGCCAGAGGCGTACAAGGTTGCAATCGCGGTCATCTTCCAACCCTCTGGTTCCTGTAAGTCGACTCGTACGTCTTGGCTACTTTTCCTTGGCCAGTCCTCATGCCGGAAGAAATATGGTCATCAACAGCGGCGATGATGACCTTGAGCTGGTCCCCGTCCATGCGAGTACTTACCTTGTCATTTCCGTAGTTGAGAACCTGGACGTTGAGATTTGGCGAGGGCGATTCCGCCAGTACAGGAGTGTCCACCTCTGCCGCCGATGAACTGCCTGGGCCACCTACAAAGGCAGCGCGACCATCACTGATGGCCTCCAGTGTGCCGACGCCGATGCGCGCAGTAGCCTCAGCATCGAAAACGTATTCACCCCGGTGCACCGGGCCAGCAACCTCATCACGCCGACCGTTGCCGGTGTAACCGCCCTCCATGAAGCCAACGCCGGCCATAGCCGTCATACCCACGGCGGATGCCAGCGGCGTCGCAATAGTGAGGGCGGTTGCCATTGCCCCAGGCGCCAGAGCAGGTCCGATAAGCGGGATGGCCGCTGTCGAAGCGAATGCAGCAAGACCGGCTTGAAGTGCCATTGCTTCAGCATTCGCGGCCATCATGCCGGCTGAGCTTGCCTGTGTTGTTTTGCCGACAACCATCTGCACCGCTTGGTAGACCAGCCACTGCGCTGCCATGTCTGCAAGCGCATTGAGCATTGACTCAGCAAAACCACTGATCATATTCCTCAGCGCATCACCGGCGCTCTCTGCGCCAGTGGCTACGTCGGTCATGAATGTGCTGAGTTCCCCTCGGGCGCTACCCAGAGCGCTGTTCGTCAGGTCTGCGGCTTGAGCTGAGTAGTTCTGCGCCTCATCGGAAAAGTTCGCCCAGGCCTCATGGACACCATTCATCCAGTTGGACTGCTGCTCATCAATCGCAGCGTAGTAATTCGCCTGGTTCTCAAGCTGCTTGTCCAGCTCCTGCTTCAGGATCTCGGTTTCGCCGGCGACCAGTTCTGGGCTTACCTGCCCAGTATTGGCCTGCTCATTCAGCGCCTTCAGGTCGGCCACATACTTCTGCCGCAGCGCCAGTTCGGCCCGCATGCGATCACGCGCCTTATCTCCCATCCCAACGCCAGCGAGTTCTTGCGCATATCCATCAGCCTGGGTTTTCGTTCCGACCTGCTGCGCAGCCTTGAAAGCACTAAGCTTCAGCGCGTCTTCATTGGCCTTCTTGATCTTGTTGAGACCATCCAGCTCAGCAGCCAGCTCGAGCAGGCGTTTCTGCTGGGCTTTAGAGAGGTTGCCGAGCTTGCCCTCCTGCAACTCGAAGGACAGCTTAGCGACCTCGGTGGCGTCCTTCTGCTTGTCGCCAGTGGTGTTGATTAGCTCGATCTGGCGCTTGTAGCCTTCCTCGGTCGCGTCGAAATCTTTCAGCTGCTTCTTCGTGGCCTGGTCTGATTTGGACTCGCCATCGCGCTTTGACTTGTTCGCCCTATCGTTGGCTTTCTTCTGCGCCTCGATGGCATTTGCAAAAGAGAGAGCGGCCTGGCGATCCGCCTCGGTCAGATCTGTGTGCTCGGCAAGGTACCGGTTTACCACTTTGATCATGTCGCCGTTGTCTTGCAGGCCGGCCAACTGCTTCTGCAAGGTATCGAGGTAGGTCTGACCGGCAGTGCTCATGCCCAACTTCGCGGCATTATTCGCTTCGGTCGAGACTGTGTTTTCCTTGGTAACCCCAGTGAGGACACGCAAGGTTTCGGCAATCAGGCCTGAGCGCTGATCAGCATCGCTGACGGCGCCGGCCTGGGTGATCCAGCTCTGCAACGTAGCCGCCGGCAACTGCAGGCGATTACCCACTTCCTTGAGGATCGGGGCAAGGTCGGCACCAGAGGAACGAGCCTCGTTCAGCCGATCGATGATCCCCTGGTACTCGGCCAGCTGCTTGTTGTACTGGCCGCCCGAGTCGCGAACAGGTGCTGTCACTGTTGCAGAGCGGATGGCCTGGGCAAGCTCTCCGTAGGCATCCTTGACCTTGTCCGTAGCGTTGATCTGCTCCTGCTGCCATTTCACCAAGCCAGCTTCGCGCTGGTCCTGGTTGAGCTTCTGGAACTCCTCCCGCAGTTGGGATACGGGCTTTTGCATGTCCTCCAGACTGACCCCCGCCTGGTCCGCGTTGTCGCGAAGCAAGAGGAAGCTTGCCGCTGCGGTGCCGGCGAGGATTGCCAGCCCCATCGGGCCTCCCAGGCCTGCAAGGAGACCGACCGAAGCGGCCTTCAAGCCAGACTGAGCGGTTGCTACTGCGGTGGTTGCTGCGGCCTCCTTTGTCCGCGCGGTCGCTAGCTGAATGGACATTTGGGTCTGAACTGCGGTACCTCGCGCCGCAATCGCTTCCCGCTCAGCGAGAATGGTGGCCGTCTGAGCCTTCCGCTGATCTGCTATCGCCGCCTGTAGTGTTGCCTCAGCCTGGGCAACACGTGCGACCCGGTCAGCCCGCGCAGCCTGCACGGCCAGCCCAGTTTTCACAACGTAGTTGGTCAGCGCAGCTGCACCGACGCCGCCCATGGCCACGGCCACAAGGTCCACGTTGTCAGCCAGCGCAATCAGCACGCTCGCAAAGCCTGCGACTATGCCGGTCTGCTCCTCCATGCCGCCCAAGAACGCCTGAATGGCGTTGCTGATGTTTACCATCGCGTCCTGCACGCTGGTGGACATGTCGGCCGCAGCCTTGCGGTTGACCTCCACGGTGCGCAGCAGACCAGTATTGATGTCTTCGAGCGACAGCTTGCCCTGCACGCCGAGCTTTCGGATTTCCTCGGCGCTCTTGCCGGTGGCGGTGGCAATCGCAGTGACGATTGTCGGCATGGCGTCCTGAATGGACACCCAGCCATCCGCCTCGACTTTTCCTGTCTGCAGCGCCTTCGAGTACGCATCCAGCGCAGAACCGGCTTTATCAGCAGCTGCAGCGTTGGTCACCAGCAGAAAGCTGAAGCTATCTGTGATATCCAACGTCTCCTGGGTGTTAAAGCCCAGGCTACGCATAACATCCGCAGTGCGAATGTATAGCTCTTGCGCCTCAGCCAGAGGACGGTAGGTTTCCTGCGCAGTTTGTAGCAGGTGATCCTGAACCAGCTGGTACTCACTTGCGCTACCAGCTGCAGCCTTCATCCGGTCAGACATCTGCCCGTAGGCATCAACCTGCTGGATGATGCCGCCGATCAGACCGGCGCCGGCCACTGCCGCGAACGCACCGCGCATGAGAGTGCCGGCTTGGTGCGCTGCTGCGCCTGCCCGATCAAAAGCTGAATCGACCTTAGCCAGACTCTGGTCAATCGCCTGGGATGACCGCGCGACCAACTGATCCGCATTGGCCAACTCCCGACGCAGCTGGGCGGTGGTCGCCTCGATCTGGACCAGCATTCCCTGGACCTGTTGGTCGGCCATGTAATTCTCCAGAACGAAAAACCCGCCGGAGCGGGAATTGAGTTACTTGCCTCGGCCCGTAAGGGCCTGGCGCAGCTTGTCGGCAACTGTCGAGGCGCTAGGTTTCTGCTTGGCGCCTTGGGCTTTCCCTTTGCCGAAGGGGTTGGTCATTTGCGACCATTCGAGTCGGGCATCAAGTGCCATGAAAAGCTCAGGCAGCGGCGTGCGCCAAGCAACATCAGGCGCCCAGCCCAACCACCCCGTAGCGATTGAATAAAGCCGGTCAACGTAACTTCCGTCTTCGATGACGCTTACGCCGTCCCGGCTTGGTCGTTTCCCGGCTCTTTGCCGCGCGGGTTGTATAGCGCAACCAGGTAGGCGTTCAGTTGAGTCGACGCGTCGAGCACTCCGTGCATCCAGATCAGCTCCGGCACCGCCTTGGCAGCCTTCTCGTCCAGGCCGGCACCGGCTACCAGAATGATCGCGCAACCGTCGACGCTGAGCGCCGTGATTGCCTGGGAAGCCCCACGCAGGCCACCAAAGCGGCTCTCGATCGCCCGCACAGCCTTCAGGGTTGGGGTCAGGGTGAACTCTTCATCACCCAGCTTGACGGTAACGGTACCGTGCAGCGTGTTGTTCATTAGGCAGGTCCTGTGAGGCCGGGGCCGAAGCCCCGGTCACTTATGGGGTTACAGAGGCCGGCAGCAACTCGAGGATTTCCGAGTTGATGCCCAGGGTGATGTTGCGGCGAACCACATTGTCAGCGGCACCGGCAGCCACGGTGTTGTTCATAACCTTTGCCCGGTAGTAGAACGTGGTCGGGCTGATGGCCGGCGAGGCATCAGGGTCGCCGTCATTCAGGGTCACCTTGATGTTGTAGTCACCCTTGCTGCGGTCTTTGTGAGCGGTCTTAACCGCGTTCTGCCCGGCGTCACCGTTATCCAGGCCCACAGTGAGGGTCATGTCGCCAGCGTCAGCCGTGCCCTTGTACTTGCGCACACGGCCATCCTCGAGCGAGGTGAAGGTCACGCTGCTGAAGGTGTCGCCGAACTCGCCGAGGTCTTCGATTTCACCGACACGGACATAGGTGTCGGCCTCGAACTCGGTTTTGGTGGTCGCCCCCGTCTTGCCGCCAATGAACAGGCGGCAGCCAGCGGCTGTATTGAGGTTGTCTTCTGCGGGCATGGGTGATCCTCCAAAGCCACGTTGGATAGAAGCCGCAGCGCGGCCAGTGGGTGATTCAGTGGGTGGTGATCACACGGACGGTGATCGACCCCTGATAGGTGATGCCGTCAGCATCGCGCTGGGCGTCGGCTTGCTCGACCCGAACGGAGACGGCACGCCCGACTTCCAGCGGCAGGCGGCGCTCGTCCAGGGCGGCGATAACCTCGCCGTTGATGCGCTTCACCTCGGCCTGGCCAACGGCATCGGACCAGACCGACAGGTACACCAGCCGGCTTTCGCGCTTACGGCCCGAGATCGGGCTGCTGTTGACTGATATCTCCCGGTCGATCGAGACGTACGGCATTTCTGCGTTCAGCGGCGCGCCATCGTATATCGGGCAACTGACCTCGGCCTGAAGCCTGGCAAAGAAGGCCTCCTGCAGGGCCAATGATGGATCAGCCATTTCCCACTCCCTGGCTTGCCTTACGCAGCGTGCGGTTCACGGCGGCCTTGATGTCAGCCATGACATACTCCCGGTTGACTTGGATAGATGGCCGCAACCACGGGTGAGCCGGCCTAGCCGGGATATCCGGGTATTTGCCGAAGAAGTGGGTGCCGTCGCTTTTGTTGGTGACACGCCGGTTGCGATCACCGGCCCGCTTACCGCCGGTATAGCCCTTGGTGCCGTACTCGATGAAGCGCAGGTAAAAAAACCGCCGGTTGTCGCGCTTACCACGAATGCCAATCTGGGCGTCCAGGCCACTGGGCGAGACGTACACCCGCAGCGCTGCAGCGGCCGCGCCGGTGTCCTTGGGCATCAACTCACGCTGGGTTTCGAGGATGCGGTTCGCGGCCTCCAGCATCGCGGGCTGCAACTCGTTATCCATCGTCTTGTGAATGTTGCGAAGCGTCCGGCGCAGCCGGATGTCGCCGCGAATGCTCGACCGGCGGGCCATACCCTACTCCTTGGCCGGATCAGCCTTTGCGGGCTTCGCGGCCTTGTCGGTGACCGCTTCGGCGTACCCCCGGGCAATGAGGCCTTCGCCATAGGCCTTGTCGACCTCGAACTCTTCGCCCTTCTCACGCTCACCGGATGCGCCCGTCAGCGGGCCTAGTGCTCGAATTTTCATTCTTCATCTCATGGGTTTGGGACTGATGAGCAAAGAAGCCTCATCAGCGAATTATCATTGTCGGGCAGCACAGCTTCGACTTTGTAAGTCACCCCGCGTCTTGTTAACCGCCAACCGGCAGCTATGTCGGCGCGCGGCCTGGCGATGATCTCGGCGGTGACTACAGACGCCAGCTTCTCAGCTACTGGTGCCACCCTTCCGGTGGGAGTACGAATCTCAGCCCACATGATGGGCGGGGTCGCCGGCAGCCATGTCACCGTCGCACCGCCAGACTTGTTCCGCTCTTCATGAGGGAACGCCACCTGGCCGCGATTACGCAGCGGGCCGGCCCTCATACGCCCCACCCAATCCGGTGAGGTGTCAGGAGCGCCACCGAGCCTTTGGGCAGTTCGGTGGCAATGGTCCCGATCACCACGTCCTCACGGTTGGCGTAAAGGTGGCCGAGGATCAGCAAGCAGGCAGCCTTGATCTGCTTGTTGCAGATCATCGGCGACTCGCCGGCGTCATTGGCAACGACAGCCACATCCAGCGTCTGCTGGTCGGCGTAAAAGCGGCGGTTCAGATAGTCCATCGCCTGCCCTTCGGCCGCCTCGATCAGGAGCTCCAGGTATTCGTCATCGTCGTCGGGATCCCTCAGGTGATGCCGGGCGATGGCCATGCTGATGACCGGCATATCGTTACTCCTTCAGCGGCTCAAACGATGCCAGCTTACGATCAACCAACTCTTCAGCATGCCGCCGAGGCACTGAGTAAGCCGGGCCACCACGGCGCCGGAGCTCGCCCTCATCCATGTAGGACCGCATCGGATACACCTGGAGCGCCACAGGATTGGGGTTAGCCGGCGCTTGTTCCTCGACTACAGGCTTATTGAAATCATCCCCGGCATTGGCTTCCGACGAGCCGGTCTGGGGAGTAACAGCGGGGTCGCCCGTTACCACGGTGGAAGCAATGGGATCTGTCACCACATCCCCTGCCGCTGCATTTGAGACCACCTCTGGGCCTGACGGTCCTTCCTGCTGCACCGGAGCGTCGATGGCCGGAACTGGAACAGTTATTAGGGGACCCACCTCACCAGAACCTGGCAAGAGTCCGGCGCCAGTAGCAGTTGGCAAACCGACCCCCTCAGGCTGGACGCCGCTGGATTCCGGAGTCGAGGCAGGGTCTTTCACATCCGCAGTGGATGCCGGTGTTTCCTGTTTACGTGCCATGGAAGTACTCCAGTCGGGCGTCATTCCTGACGCCCCTAGCCAAAGGAATTAAGGGGTGATCAGCGGACCAGTAACGAACGCTTCATCGCGGTAGATGGCAAAGGCCAGGCGCTCTTCAGCACGGATCGTTGCCATGTTTTTCTCGAAGTCATCACTGTTCTCGGTCGAGATCAGCACTTCGATTTCCATACGGTCGAAGATCTGAGCGCCGAGCTTGAAGGCGCCGACGAGGAAGTCGTTCTGTGTCATCGCCTGGGTAGAAACCACAGGGCGATTCCAGAGTTTCGCGTTGGTGCCTTCCTGAGGCTGGCCGATGATGTAGCGGCCTTCCCCATCCTTGGTCAGCTCAATGGCCGCCCAGTCGATCGGATTGAGCACGATGCCGTCGGATGGAAACTCGGCCAGTTCGGCCTGCAGCAGCGCCAGGCGCAGACGGTCAATGCGCTGCTCGCCCACTACGGCTACGCCAGCCGGGGCGGCGTACAGCTGAGCAACGGTCATGAGGCCTTGCAGGTTCACGCCGGTGCCGTTGCCATAAAGCAGCTGAGCTTCTTCCGCCATGTTAAGGCCATAGCGTGAACGACCGTCGATATAGCTCTGGAGTGCTTTGGCATCGTCCAGCATCTGGCGGCTGGCTTTGAACAAATGGGCGATGGTCCGCACGTTCGCAGTGGCCAGGCCGAACGTCAGGTCGGAATACGGCTTGGCCGTGGTCTCCGCCACAGTACGGGCGTTGTTGGTGAAGCCGGTTTCACGCACGTACTCGATGGAGTTCGATTCGGTGGTGCCCGGTGCAACCAGATCGCGTACGGTCAGTCGGCGTTGAGGCGGGGCAATGATCCC